ATGTCTGATATCGGTTATCCACTTGTCAAATGTTATCACCCTCGCCATGTACAGAATAAGTACACAGGCGAAGTCATTCAGGTCGGTTGCGGTGTTTGTAAGGCTTGCCTTAAACGCCGTGCCGACAAGATGTCATTCCTGTGTGCCATTGAGGAGCAGAGCCACAAATATTGCATGTTTGCGACACTCACCTACTCTAACGACTATGTTCCACGAATGTACCCTGAGGTTGATAATGAACTCCGTTTGGTCCGTTGGTATTCCTATTGTGACAGGCTGAATGAAAAAGGCAAGCTGATGACCGTAGATTATGACTATTGGCACAAATGCCCATCTCTTGAGACTTATGTTAGCATGCTCACTGCTAAGTGCAAGTTAGACGGATATCTTTCTTACACTTCAAAGCGTGACGCTCAGTTATTCCTCAAACGAGTTCGTAAAAACTTAAGCAAATATTCAGATGAAAAAATACGTTATTACATTGTATCGGAGTACGGACCGAAAACATTCCGTGCGCATTATCATGTCTTATTCTTCTATGACGAGGTCAAGACACAAAAGGTTATGTCAAAGGTTATACGTCAGGCATGGCAGTTTGGTCGTGTCGATTGCTCTCTCTCCCGAGGTAAGTGCAATTCGTACGTTGCGCGATACGTTAATAGCAATTATTGTCTTCCCCGATTTCTTGGCGATATGTCCACGAAGCCGTTCTCGTGTCATTCTATCCGCTTCGCTCTCGGCATTCATCAAAGTCAGAAAGAGGAAATTTACAAGGGTTCCGTTGACGACTTTATTTACCAGAGCGGAGAACTCAATGGCAATTATGTCGAGTTCATGCCTTGGCGGAATTTGTCGTGTACGTTCTTCCCGAAATGTAAAGGCTATTCTCGCAAGTCTGATACTGAGTTATGGCAGTCTTATAACATATTACTCGAAGTTAAAAAAGCAATAGGCTATTCATTCAATACGATTATAGATTATGCTCGCTGTATCCTTGACTTGGTTGTTACTGCTAAGTTCTCTTGCGATTCACGTGGTTTACCTTGTTCTTCGCCTGCGCTCAATAAGGTCATATCCTATTTCTCGCAAGGAATTGATACTAACCCTTATTATAGTGATTACTTGGCTGACTACCATACTAATAGTATTGCCCGAGAGTTGTATATCTCTCGTCATTTTCTGACATTTGTCTGCGACAATGACAGCTATAATGAGCGTTATCGCAAATTTACCCTTATACGCCAATATTGGCAACGTTATGACTATGCCCAACTTGTTGGCATGTATACTAGTCAGATTGAAAACAGGCATCTTATTTCTAATTATGATTGGTATTATATCAACAAGACACCTCTCGATTCTTGCGGTAATGTAGATGTATCTCAGTTGTCTAAGGAATTGTTTTATAAGCGTTTTGTCATTAAGTCTGATGAAAACTTTGAGAAGTCTATCAAACACAAGATTCAGAATGATGCAAATGGTTTCTTTATTAACTAAATATTATTTATTATGAGTTCAGTAATGTCCCTTACGGCGCTAAAGAACAGCGTCAAACGTAATGGTTTCGACCTCTCATTCAAAAACGCATTCACTGCTAAGGTTGGTGAGTTGCTGCCTGTTATGTGTAAAGAGGTCTACCCAGGTGATAAATTCAACATTCGTGGTCAGGCGTTCACCCGAACACAGCCTGTTAACTCTGCTGCTTACTCTCGTTTACGTGAGTATTACGATTTTTATTTCGTTCCCTATCGTCTGTTGTGGAATATGGCTCCAACGTTCTTTACCAACATGCCTGACCCGCATCATGCTGCTAGCCCTACTACTTCTGTCAGTCTTGATGAGCGTCATCCTTGGTTTACATTCTTTGACCTTATGGAGTATCTCGGTAATCTTAATTCATTGTCAGATACTTATGAGAAATATAAGAAGAATTTCTTCGGTTTTTCTCGTTTGGAATTGACTTGTAAACTCCTCAATTATCTTAATTATGGTATCGGTAAGGACTATGAGTCTATAAAAGTTCCTAGTGATTCTGACAATATTCTTTTGTCTCCTTTCCCTCTCTTGGCATATCAGAAGATATGTGAGGACTATTTCCGTGATGACCAATGGCAGAACGCTGCACCATATCGTTACAATCTTGATTATCTGTATTCTATGAATAACGGTTATCATATACCTATACATTCGTTTACTAAGGATGATTTCAAGAACCCTACTATGTTCGACTTGAACTATTGTAATTTCCAAAAAGACTATTTTACAGGTATGCTTCCTAAGGCTCAATATGGTGATGTAGCTTTCGCTCCTATTGACTTGGCTAACTCTCAGTCTTACTTAACCCTTGGTGACGGAAATTCTCAGGATATGGATACAGCTATTGCAGGTTTCCACACAAATGGCTCTACTTCTAGTCCTCAGACTTATGGTATAAAGGCAACCTCTTCAGGTGGTACAGGTTATAAGCAGATGTTGCTTGACCTTGATTCCCGTTTGTCAGTTCTTGCACTTCGTCAGGCTGAATGCTTACAGAAATGGCGTGAGATTGCTCAGTCAGGTAAAATGGACTATCAGACACAGATGCAGAAACACTTCAACGTATCACCCTCTGAGACATTGTCAGGTCATTGTAAATACCTTGGTGGTTGGACTTCTAACCTTGATATATCAGAAGTTGTCAATACTAACCTCACAGGCGATAATCAAGCCGACATTCAGGGTAAAGGTACAGGCACACTTAATGGTAACAAGGTTGATTTCGAAGCTAAGGAACACGGTATAATTATGTGTATTTATCATTGTTTGCCTTTGCTTGATTGGTCAATTAATCGCATTGCCCGTCAGAACTTCAAGACAGCATTCACCGACTATGCTATACCTGAATTTGACAGCATTGGCATGCAGCAGTTATATGCTTCTGAAATGATATTCGGTCTTGAGGATCTGCCCGAAGATCCTACCTCTATCAACATGGGTTATGTGCCTCGTTATGCTGACCTCAAGACTTCCATTGATGAGATTCACGGCTCGTTCATCGATACTCTTGTCTCTTGGGTTTCTCCTCTCACAGAGAGTTATTTGTCTGCTTATCGTCAGGCTTGTAAAGATGCAGGCTTCTCCGACATTACTATGACATATAATTTCTTCAAGGTCAACCCGCATATTGTTGACAATATCTTCGGTGTACAGGCTGATTCTACTATAAACACAGACCAACTTCTTATCAATTCATTCTTTGATATAAAGGCAGTCCGTAACTTTGATTACAATGGTTTACCATACTAATTTTATTGCTTATGTTCCGACAAAGAAAAGATATCGCACGTTATTCATTCAACGTTGCATCAGGCATTGAGCGTAACAATTTCGTTCAGCCCTCGCCCATACGTGATTTTATGACCGAAAAGGTAACCTATTTCAGTGGTTCTGATAAAAAGACGGCTATTGCTTACGTTGATGACATTTATATGCTGTTCAATCAGAACAGGTTGAGTTCTGTCGGTAGAGATACCATTCAGAAGTGGCTTGACGGACTTACACCTAGGTCTGATTCACTCGCACAACTTCGTAAGAATGTCACTGATGAACAACTCATGGATATGTGTAAGTCTAGATATATACAGTCCTCTTCTGAGTTGTTGGCATGGTCTGAGTATCTTAACGCTAATTATGCTTCTATTCTTTCTGAGATTGAGGCTTCTAAGGCTCCTGAGCCTACTCCTGAGCCAACTTCTCAGCCTACTCCTACTGAATAATTTGTTTAACCATGGCATGGCTTCGGCTGTGCCATTTAAATTATTGATTTATGGACCCTTTTACAGGTAGTGCGCTTATTGGTGCAGGCGCATCATTGTTAGGTAATATTTTTGGTTCTAAGAGCCAATCAGATACCAATAAAACCAATTTACAGATTGCCCAGATGAACAACGAATATAATGAGCGTATGTTCAACAAGCAATTAGAGTATAATCAGGACATGTTCAACCAACAGATTGAGTATGATTGGAAGAAGATGCAGGAACAGAATACACATAATGCATTAATGGCTGAGGGTGCGTTTAATCGTCAAGCTAAGTACAATTCGGCAGTTGAGCAGCGTAAGCGTCTTGAGGCAGCCGGACTTAACCCTTATCTTATGATGTCAGGCGGTAATGCCGGTACTGCATCTGCTGTTTCCGGTTCTTCCGGTACAGGTGGTTCGCCTAGTGCAATGGGAGTTAACGCTCCCACTGCTTCTCCTGCTGTTATGCAGGCTTTCCGTCCTGACTTCTCAGGTGTTACAGGTGTTATACAGACCTTGCTTGATATTCAGGCACAGAAAGGTGTACGTGAAGCACAGGCTTCTAGTCTTGGCGAACAGGCTTCAGGTTTCAAGATTGAGAACAAGTATAAGGCTGAGAAGCTTCTTTGGGAGATATACAATTCAAAGGCTGATTATAACCTTAAGAACTCTCAGGAAGCCTTAAATAACATGAGTTTTGCCCGCATGCAGGCAATGTTCTCTAGTGATGTGTCAAAGGCACAGCGTGAAGCCGATAATGCTCAGTTTACAGGTGAACTTATTCGAGCACAGACAGCATGGCAGCAGTTGCAGGGTTTGCTCGGTGCTAAGGAGTTGAAGTATTATGACCAAAAGGTTTTGCAGGAACTTGCTATCATGTCAGCGCAGCAGTATAGCCTAGTTGCAGCAGGCAAGGCAAGTGAAGCGCAGGCACGACAGGCAATTGAGAACGCTCTTAACCTCGTTGAACAGCGTGAAGGCATTAAGGTTGACAACTATGTAAAGCAGAATACAGCTAATGCCCTTATCAAGACAGCCCGCAATAATAGTAATACTTCTTATTGGATATCTAAGGACACTAAGAATGCTTATGACTATAACAAGGATTCTCGTAAGTTAGGTGTATGGAAACAATCACTCGACTTGTTCAATCCTTTCTCCTCTGTTGGTCTTGTAGGTGAATTAATGTTAAGGTCAAAATAAATGCTCATATTTTCCGTTTATCAAAAAAACGTTATGAGTGAAAAAGATAAATTGTTTCGTGTTATTAGGTACATTTTGATTATTATTGTTGTACTTTGGTTGATAAGTATACTATTAGGTTTATGTACATGGCTCTATCTCTCTATTTAGGTGGTTATATTTGACCACCTATTTTCGTTCTGTTGTTAAAGGAGCCTTTTTTTGCCCTGTTTTAAGAGGACTTGTGGGCTTTGCCCAAAAACACATTTCCCCCCTGCCCCCCCACCGCTCAAACCTCGCACTGCCAAGAGACTTACATGTGGAGAGTTGTCAAGGTCTGAGTGCAAAAAATTTCACGTAAAAGCGCACCTAGCGTAGCGCAGGCTCAGCATTTTATGTGAAAATTTTTGTGCTCACGGCCTTTACAACTTCGGAACATGTCAGTAACTTTGCAGTTCGAGGTGTGAGTGATGGGACTGCAGCTTGATGATTAACCTGTCTGTTGGTTTTATTAACGTTTGTGTGTTACGAAGTCTTAATCACTTTGTCCGTAAGGATTCGGGTTTTAGTCTCCTTTAACCCGAACGGCTTTCTCTCGTCCTCATATACGCAAAGTGACACCACAAACTTCATTAAAACCTCAGTTTTTTCAGAGCTTTCAAATGTTAAAGTTATGTTAATTTTATTGCCGATTAGCGTAATTTATCTTACTTTTAAATAATCACCAACTTTTATGCTATA